TGAGCGGTTCGGGGGAGATTCGCATCGTCACCAACCTGTGCGTTTATTGGGATGAGATTTTCCTTGGCGACGATTTGGGCGCGGCACAGATTGAACTCACTGAGGTGGCGACCGATTCGGCGGATTTACGATTCCGCGGGTTCTCGGCCGCGAAGATCGAGCCGGATCGGAGGCAGCCAGAGCAGTTCATCTATGGTGGCGTCGAGCCCGTGTCGTCGTGGAATCCGACGCCGGGAATGTATACGCGGTACGGCGACGTGAGAGAGTTGCTGGCCGGAGTCGACGATCGGTTTGCGATTCTTGGTTCGGGAGATGAAGTGCGGTTGAGGTTTCGGGCCGAGTCGCTGCCCAAATTGCGTCCGGGCTGGCGTCGCAGCTTTCTTCTGAGAGTGGACGGGTGGGCGAAGGATCGCGATGCGAATACTGCATACTCACAAGATGTGGAACCGCTGCCGTTCCATGCCATGAGCGCGTATCCGTTCCCCTCCGACGAAAGCTATCCGCGCGATGCCATGCATGACCGCTATCATCGCGAGTACAACACCAGACCGGCGCTGCGGCTGATCCGGCCGTTAGTGGAGGAAACAGGGACGAAATGAATCCAAAGATTCCGATCGCTGCTATCACGGACGAGTTTTCGCCGGATCTCGAGACTGCGCTGGGGGCCATGCAGGAGATCGGCATGAGTGCGGCGGAGCTGCGCGTAATCTGGGGCAAGAACATCCTGGATCTGTCCGAAGATGAGTTGGAGCGAGTGCGTGAGATCACAACGTCGCTGGGTTTCAAAGTTATTTCGATAGCCTCACCGCTATTGAAATGCTTGCTGCCAAATGCTCCCCTCGTAGACAGCCGGTTTCAGCACGACGTCTTTGCGTCCAAGCACACCTTCGAGGACCAGCCGAGATTAGCCGAGCGGGCATTCGGAATCGCGAAGAAATTCAATGCGCGAATAATCCGGGTGTTTTCGTTCTGGAGAACCGTCGAGCCGGACAGGTGCTTTGACGGTATTGTGCGGTCTTTGAGCACGCTGGTCGAGACGGCAGCCGCCCAAGATCTGGTGATTGGCCTCGAGAACGAGCATGCCTGCAACATCGCCACGGCGCGAGAGACGGCCCGATTGCTGGAGGCGCTACCGCATCCGAATTTGCGCGTGGTGTGGGACCCTGCCAACGCGTATGTTGCCGGCGAAAATCCATTTCCGGAAGGCTACCAACTCTTGCCGCCGCATCGGATCGTCCACGTGCACGCGAAAGACTGTCACTTGGACGGTCATTCTCCGGTTTGGGGGCCGCTCGGAACCCGAGCAGTCGACTGGAAAGGGCAGATCGCGGCCTTGCTGCAGGATCGCTACGCCGGCTACTTGAGCCTGGAAACGCACTGGCCGGGGCCTGGTGGAAACAAACTCGAGGCCAGCCGGATCTGCGGCTGGAATTTACGAGGATTGGCCAGTTCCTAGCGCCCTGCACGGGCGATCACGAAAATGTTTTGAAAATGTACACTGTAATTTCAAGCGTTTAGGAAGAGCTTGCTCGCAGGCAAGTAGAAGCGGCTGATAGTTTGGTGCAGGAGAGAGTTGTTTACGGGCGCTCCCGAAATGGGGCGCCCATTTTTTTGCGAACTGAGTTGAAGATGGAACAAAAGAAGGCGGCCAGGGCACCCAAAAACAGGAGGAAGCTGATCCGCAGCCTCTTGACCAAGATCGAAAAAGAATTCAAGAACAAAGAGAGAGAGACGAAAGCCACAGTGGCGGACTTCATTCGGCTGACTCAGCTTGAACGGGAGTTGGAGGAACAGGACCAACCGAGGGAGATCATCATCACGTGGGCCGAGCCGGCGGAGAAGTTCAGCATCGAGAGATAGGTTATGTTCCGCTTGCGTCGCAACGTAGATTCCATAACTCGACGGCGCGGTTTAAGGGTTTTTCGGGGCCAATCGGTTCGGGCAAGAGTCAGGCGTTGTGCCAGGAAGCAATTCGACTTAGTTACTTGAACCCGGGCAGGCAAGGGTTAATCGGGGCACCCACTTATCCGATGCTGCGGGACGCGACACTGACGAGCTTTTTGGAAGTAGTCCGAACGAACCGGATTCCGCACGAGCTTAACAAGTCGGAATTGATTCTGGTGATGAAAGACACGGGGTCGCGAATCTATTTTCGCGCCGTGGACGATTTCGAGCGATTGCGCGGCACCAACCTGGCGTGGTTCGGCCTGGATGAGCTGACTTACACGGCGGAGGAATCGTGGCTGAGACTGGAAGGCCGGCTGCGAGATCCGTTGGCCAAGCGATTATGTGGCTTTGCGGTATGGACGCCGAAGGGCTTCGATTGGGTGTACCGGCGATTTATTCGAAACCTTGTGGACGGCTACGAGGTCGTGCTCGCAAAGGCATTCGAGAACAGACATGTCCTCGATAAAGTGCCGGATTTCTACGACCGGTTGAAGGCCAGCTACGACGCCAAGTTTTTTGAACAGGAAGTGCTGGGTGAGTACTTAAACGTCCAGGCAGGCGTGGTTTATCACGCTTTCAAGCGAGCGCGGAATGCGAAGGAAGTTCAGCTGGATACTATGCTGCCGCTGTTCTGGGCGCTGGATTTTAACGTGGATCCAATGAGTTCGATTGTCGCTCAAAAAGACGGAGATGAAGTGCGGGTCTTAGACGAGATTGTTTTGAGCCGGGCCAGTACCCACCAGGCGTGTGAGGAGTTCATGACCAGGTATCCAGACCATCGGGCTGGCATCGTGATCTACGTGGATGCGTCCGGGCAAAGATTGCAAACCGCCGGAACGACGGATTACCAGATGATCCGGGAATACTTCCGGCGAACGGTTTATGGAAGCCCGAAGTTTCGCGTGCCGTCGAGCAATCCAAGCGTCCGGGAACGGATAGCGCTGGTGAATTCGAAGCTGTTTTCGGCGAGCGAAGAGGTGCAGTTGTTGGTCGATCCGCGCTGCAAAGGGCTGGTTATGGACTTCGAAGAGGTCACTTTTAAGCCCGAAAGCAGCGTAATTGACAAGGACAAGGACTCTCAAAGGACCCATTTGTCGGACGCGCTGGGCTATTTGCTATGGCAGGAATGCCGGCCCAGGCCGGTTTTTGGGGAACAAGGCCAGCGGTTGCTCTAGTGTGACAGGAAAAGATGGACACGATCAAAGACAATCTCGACATCAACCACGAGCATCCGGAATATGCCGCACGGCGTGCGATGTGGCGGCAGTACCGCGATCTGTATGTAGGCGGTGAGCAGTTCAAGGCCAACGCGGAAGAGTATCTGATCCGGCGCCAGAAGGAGCCTGGAGATGTCTTTGGCGAACGGCTCTTGCGTTGCTTTTACGAAAACTACGTGGGGTCGATCGTAGATTGGTACGCCGCGACGCTGTTCCGTCGGGAAGCTGTCCTGTCCTTCGACGGGACGAATGAACGCGCCAAGACGTTCTTCGGAGAATTCACTGAGGATTGCGATCGAAGGGGCAGCAGCCTGACAGAGTTCTTTCGAAAACAATTTATTGAGGCGCTTATTTGCGGCAAGAGTTACACGCTGATCGACTTTCCACGGCTGAACCGTCCGGCCGGCACGCGCGCCGAGGAAGATGAACGCGGTGCGTCGCGGGCGTACCTGGTGAGTTACTCCGCCGATGAGCTCATTAACTGGAGCTTCGACGAGCATGGCCATTACGAGTGGGTCGTATTGCGAACGCGGAATTTGAAGAAAGAAAAGATCGAAGACAGAACTTGGGCGAAGCAGACGCGGTGGGTATATTACGACAAAGAAATATATCGGATCTACGAACAACTCGAAAACGACGGTCATCGGCAACCGATTGAAGTGGTAGCCGAAGGCCGCCATGGGTTGGCGAAGCAGGCGCGCGTCCCGTTGGTAGACCTGCGAGTTTCGGAGGGGCTGTGGCTGCTGAACAAGGCTGGATCTCTGCAGTTGGAGCACTTCAATAAGTCGAATGCCCTGGGTTGGGCCCTGACGATGGGGCTGTTCGCGATGCCGGTGATTTATTCAGAACGCGACTGGAACCAGGTGATGGGCGAGTCGTACTACATCCAGTTGGGGCCTCAGGACCGATTTGGATGGACCGAGCCGGAAGGGCATGTTTACCAGATCGCGTCGGATAATCTGTCGCGGCTGCAAGAAGAGATTTACCGAGTGTGTCATGTGACTCACGCCGGTGGGTCTGGCAGCGCAGCGCAGTCGGGGTTGAGCAAGCAAAGGGATTTCGCGATCACGCAGGAGGTGCTGCGGGCCTACGGAGATGGTGTGAAGGACGCAATGAAGCGAGTGCTACGGGCGATCGATGCGGCACGCGAAGACGGCTTGAGTATCAATGTCGCTGGCATGGATGAATTCGATATTGGCGACTTCGGAACGGAGTTGGCCGACGCTGAGAGGCTGCTCAACCTGGGGATCGCTTCGCCGACTTTAAAGAAACAGGTATTCAAGAAGCTGGCGTTCCAATTTCTGTGTGACTCGCGGCAGGACGTCAAAGACCAAATCGGGCGGGAGATCGATCAACAGAAGTAAAACCGGAGAGTTTATGGAAGAGAAAAAACAAGAACCAACAGAATTACGCTCCATCATTCGCGGCGTGATCGAGGAGTTTGTGCAGGCCGAGCAGGCCAAAGCGGAACCTGCGTATAAGGCCGAGTTGCTGGACGAGCGGAAGAGACGCGAGGACCTGGAGCGGCGCGTCAACGACTTGGTCCAGGAAAACCAGCACAGCCGCAAGATCGCGGAAGAGGCGGAGCGCGGGGCGTCCATTCGGGCCGAGTTGCAGCGGCTGGGTGTGGCCAAGGTTGATTTAGCTTATCGCGTGGTGAAAGACGATATTCAGCGCGATCAAGACGGGCGCCTGATTGTAAAGAACGGATCGACCGACATGCCAGTGCGGGATTATCTTACGCAGTTCGTACAGGAGAACCCGGAACTGCTGCCCGCACGAATGACGGGTGGTTCGGGTATGGGATCGGGGCCCAAGGTGGCTCCGAATGTGGGCGGGCTTGATCTGGACAAAATTCGACCGGGCATGAGTCCGGAAGAACTGGACAAGGCGCGTCAGGAGATCTCGCGGGTAGCCAGTCAAGCGATGCGAGGTATATAGCGAAGCAACAAGAAGGAAAACGAGGAAACAAATGCCAGCAATTACATCAGCAAATGTAGCAAGTGCGATTGTGAAGTTAGTAGCGGTCGACGCGTTGCCCGCCCTAATGAGTAACTTAGTGATGGGTAACTTAGTCAATCGGGACTACGAACCGACGTTAGCCCACGCCGGGGATACGGTGAACGTACCGATTCCCCCGACTTTACTCGCGAATAATCTCGCAGAGGGTGGGACCGTCCAGACTCAGAATCCGAATTTGGGGAATGCCCAAATCGTGCTGAACACGCACGCGGAGGCAACGTTCCAGATTCCGGACGTCACGAAGGTGTTGGCTGTGCCGGACCTTCTCAGGTTATACATGCAGCCGGCCGTGGTTGCGATCGCCGAACGGATCGAGACGGACACACTGAGTCTTTATTCTCAATTTAGCGCCAACACTCCGATCGGAACCGCGGGGATAGCGCTCACGGAAGCCTCAATTGACTCCGCGGAGACGGTTCTGTTCCAGGCGAAAGTACCTGGCGCAGCTGCGAAGTACCTGGTTGTCGATCCAGGGACATACTCGGCATTGAGACAGATTCCGCGATTTAGCGAGTACTACACGGCCGGCGAGGCGGGCCTTCGGGCACTGGTCGACGGAGCGGTCGGCAAGATCAAAGATTTCTTTGTCTTCCGGTCGCAGTTAGTGCAAAGAACCGGGAGCGGACCAGTTACCACACACAATCTGGCCTTTTCGAGAGATGCGATCGGTCTGGTAATTCGGAGACTTCCGCAGCCGCTGCCAGGGACCGGGGCGATCGCGGAGTACGCGGAGATGGGCAACTTCGGAATTCGCGTGGTAATGAGTTACCAACCCAATACGCTAACTCAGCAGTTTACAGTGGATGTTCTTTACGGGACCGCCGTTCTCCGCAACAACTTCGCAGTACAGGTGAATAGCTAATATTACTGGACACGAATGGACGCCATTGCGTCCATTCGATGCCCTAAAGGGGAAGCATGGATCTGAGAATGTTCTACCAGAAACTACGAAAGCTCGAGCTTGAAATCACCGCCGCTCATGTAGTGGTGGTCAGTCAGGATACGCCGGATGGGGGAAAAACAGGCCAAAAGACTGAGGTTTCTCGCAGCATGGCCGCCAGGTTGATTGTGGAGGGACGAGCCCGACTGGCTAGCGCTGAAGAAACTACCGAGTATCGGCAGGCGATCGAGCAAGCGTTGCAAGACGCTCAGCAGCGCGCAATGTCAGAACGCGTGCAGGTAAACGTGATCTCGGACGCTGACCTTCGCGCGATCAAAAATGCGGCCCGGCCGGAGAAGCGTTAGGAGGCGGTGCGCGGCATGGCCTTATTCACGGATGGAGCGATCAACGAAACAATCGATCTGCAGAACTACGAGAATCGCATTCTCGATGTCGCCAGTGCGGAAGGGATCGATTTGGCCGGCAAGATCGCGCTTGCACAGGACGAAATAGCGAACGAACTGATGATGTTCTTATTGAAACGCTTGCCGTTTGTGGAATCGCAATGGCTCCCTCAACCGGTGGCAAGACAACAGATCGGAGTAAGTGACGTAGCCGTGACTGGGCCATTGCGACAATGGCACGTTCATGAGACGTTAGCGTTAATATACCGGGACGCGTACAACAATCAACTTAACGACCGGTATCAGGGTAAGTGGCATGAGTACGAGAATCTGGCTAAGGCGAGCTCGAAGAATTACTTGCGAATCGGTGTCGGCCTGGTCGCGGGCCCGATACCCAAAGCAAGTCCTCCCATTTTGAGCACGATCTCGGGGAACGGAATTGCGTCAACTTACTACGCGGCAGCAACCTGGGTCAATCAAGCGGGTGGAGAGGGTTGCGCGAGTGACGTCGCTCAGATCACAACAGCGACGGGGCAGCAACTGGTGATCGCAGTGGTGAATCCAGCGGCTAACGCAGCCGGGTGGAATGTGTACGTGGGGCCGGCGCCGAATGCGATTAGCCTGCAGAACAGCACGCCGGTCGCGCTGGGAAGCACTTGGACAATGGCCGGGGCGCTCACGGCAGGGGCACAGCCAGGTGGTGGACAGCAGCCGACCTGGTATGTGGTGGATCACCATGCCCTCGAGAGAGGGTAACGAATGCCTCAAATCGCAACGATGACCACCAGCAAACTTATGAGAATTCTCACCGGCATTGAAGGCGTTCCCGCTGCAGTGGCCGCTCTATCGCAAGCCCAGAATTTATCGTTGGCAGCCGTGTCAGCGGCGCAGATCATTGCTCAAAACGTCGCGCCGGATCTCTCTGAGCGCAGCACCGTTAGCAGCTATCCTCTGGTCTACGTGTACTGCAGCAAGGTGGTCAACCAACTTCGCGAGAAATTCCGTACCTTCTCCGGAGATGCCGAGATGGTTATTGAGACGCGGATATCGCAGGACCGGCTGGAAGACATGCAAACAAACTTGCACTCATATGTGGACGCAATTACGCAGGTGTTGGACAGCAATCGCGGGGACTGGGGAGACGGGGTCTTTTATGCCGGGGGATACGAAATCACCTATGGCGGCGTCAAGCATGGCGGGCGGAATTTTCTACAGCTCGGCAAAGTATCGTTTGTTACGCAGATCAGTACTGACTAACCAGAAAATGCGAAACGTGAGGCTGTAGGATCAATATGTCTTATATTTTATCGAACAACAACCGTTACTACGTGGCTCTTGAAGCGAGTTATGGCAATGCCGCGGCCGTATCGGCAATGAACCGGATACCGGCGGTAAAGCTGACGGCCAAGCAGCGGCCGGAGAAGGTACAGCGTAAGGACAAGACAGGGTCGAGAACCTTTGTAGGCAATCCAAGCGGGCTGCGAAAACAGACCAGCTTTCAGCTCACGAGCTACATGACGAATTGGGCCGACCAGACGACGGCGCCCATGCACGGGCCGCTATTCCAGGCATGTCTAGGGAGCGCCGCCATGCTATCCGCGGGCGGCACGGTGGCTTCGGTCATCGATCCTTCGAAGGTTGTGTTTGCCGCGCCTCACGGATTAACGCCGGGCCAAGCTGTAACGAGCAACGGAGAGATGCGGTTTGTTTCCGCTATCGTAGATGATCACACAGTTCAACTGAACGCCCCGTTCACGGTCATTCCAGCGGTAAGCGCGTCCATCGGCCCGGCTGCGGTTTACAAGCCCGCGACGAATTTAGCCAGTGTAACCTTGTTCGATTACTGGAGCCCGGGTACGTCGGTTCAAAGGATACTCGCTGGCGGGGCGTTGGATCAGCTCACCGTAAAGATCAACGGGGATTTTCACGAGTTTGATTTTTCCGGAGAGGCGCAAGACCTGTTGGACAGTTCTAGTTTCCAGACCGGCCAGTGCGGCCTGAGTACTTTCCCTACGGAACCATCGGTTGGTGGTATCAATTACTCGATTATTCCGGGACATCTCGGACAAGTGTGGTTGGGAAACGTACCGAACCGATTCTTTACTCTGACGAAAGCCCAAATCGGATTTCAGAACAATCTTGAACTTCGCGCCCGGGAATTTGGCGCCAGCCTGCCGCTTGCGATTTCGCCTGGGCAACGCACGGTGACGCTGGACTTCAGCTTATACCAACAGGATGACGCCGGTACGCAGGCACTTTATCAAGCGGCCCGTCAGACCTCACCTATCAACGTCATGATCCAACTCGGGCAGCAGCAAGGGCAGTTGTTCGGCATTTATATGAAAAGCGTGATTCCTCAGGTACCCGAATTTGACGATACCGATCAACGGCAACAGTGGCAATTCCAGACGTGCCGCGCGCAAGGGAGCGTAGATGATGAAATTTTTGTCGCGTTCGGATAGTAAGAAGGAAGAAAGAAGCCAAGCTACAAGCGCGGGAACGCCGGTGTCATACGAAAGCGCAGTGACAATCGACTCGAAGGTGATGCCGGGAGTGAAGTTCGTAGTCAATCGGATTTCGTTTGGCCGCCGGATGGAGTTGAGCCGCCGAGTTCGAGAAATTACTCAAAAAGTAGAGTTTCTCGAGGCTGGCAACGAACTGTATGAAAAGATCGAGGCCGCGATGTTGGCCCAAGAAGTGGATGCGATGTATCTGCGATGGGCGTTAGTCGCTGTCAACGGCCTGCAGATCGACGGGGAGCCCGCGACGGCGGAGCACTTACTCGATCGGGGGCCCGACGATTTGGCGCGGGAGATCGTGGGCGCTATCAAAGAGCAGTGTGGGTTGAACGAATCAGAACGAAAAAACTGATCGCCGCATTCCATTTTCAGTTCGCGAACCAAGCCGCGTGGAAATGCGAGGTCTGCCGGTCAAGCGGCTTGGAGGGAAAACGGCGCTGTGGATGGATTGTTGAATCGATCACCGAACCGCCGTCGATCGTGTGGGCCCGGAAGACGGTTGGCGTAACGAGTTGCCCGACGTCCTATATAACTCCAGAGAGTATCGCATTGCTAGAGGAGTTTCACGCCTGGAAGCTGTTTGGAACGGCAGAATGGCGCGAGTTACCGGCGCGCCTGGTGGAAGCCTTCTTTGTGTTGGAGAACGAGCAGAGATCAGAGAGGAACGATGCGCAGATTTGAACTACAGAACTTGCTGCCAGCGGGAACGGTCGCTGATCGGTCTCGAAGTGAAGTGCAGCATGAGCTGACATCGGTGTCCGCAGGTGCGGGCGCACCATCATCAAACGGGGAGGGCATGGGAAGCGTTGGACTAAGTGGCTCGGACGCCGCGGCGAACAGCCTCAGTGGAATCTTACAAGGGTCTACGAAGGATGTCACCGAGCAGGTGTCGGCACTTACTTCGCAGATCACAACACTTAGTTCGACACAACAGACTCACATCGGGGTTACACAGGATAATACGCAGGCGATCACACAAAACACCAGCGCGAAAAGCAGCGGGTCTTCGGTGGGCAGCACGGTTGGAAACCTGGCAGCGAGCCTGCTTGGCGGCGGCCTCAGCCTCTCGCCACTCATCAGCGGTCTAATGAGTCTTTTCGGCGGAAGCAGCAGCCAAAGCGTGATCTCGCCAGTGCCCTTCAGATTGCCTGCTCCCGTTCAAGCAGATGCGGGGCTCACTGCCGGCTCGCAGGGCCAAGCTCTCCCGGTCAGCTATGGCGCCGGTGGACAGCCCAGGCCTCAGGCATCCGGTACAGCGCAACAGGTCAACATTCAAGTAAGTGCCATGGACAGCAAGTCGTTTTTGGACCACAGCGACGAGATTGCGAGCGCGGTTAGACAAGCGCTACTTAGTTCCAACTCACTAAGTGACGTGATCTCGGATTTGTAAACATGAGTGCCTTTCCGACGTTAAAAACGGGCGCTGTTTTGCAATATCCCGCACAGAAGGAAGCCAGATTTGCGACCGAGGTGGTGCGGTTCATCGACGGTTCGGAGCAGCGATTTCGGGAGTATCAGACGCCACTCCGACGGTGGATGATTCGGCTCGACTTGTTGGACCAGAGCGAACTCCAGACACTCCGGGAGTTTTTTAGGACTCAAGGCGGTGAGGCCGGTGGTTTCACTTTTACGGACCCTTGGGATGGTACCACGCACGCAAATTGCAGCATCGATGGAGGAGAGATGGTCCAGCAATTGGTAGATGAGATGAAGGGAAAGACATCAGTCACCGTTCGAGAAAACCGAGCCTGAGGTGCTTTACTATCCGCAACTGACGAGTGGCGCCGTGTCGCAGTTACCAGTAACTCATCGAACCAGCATCAGAACGGTGTCCAATGAAGTTGAGAGTGGAAACACGATCAGAATGGGTGACCCGAGCGCTGGAAGTATTCGGTGGCAGCTTCAATATTCCAACGTTACGGATGCCGAGTGGGCAAGCATCGAGCAGTTATTTGAGGCGGCCGAGGGGCGACTTACCACCTTTACATTTCTTGATCCAACGGCCAATCTTTTCATGTGGAGTGAAGACTGGACGAAGCCAGTGTGGACGGCCGATCCGTTGCTTCAGGTTGTCGCGGGAATGCAGGATCCGCTGAGCGGGAACAACGCGGTACAACTAACGAATACGTCACAATCGACGCAACGGATCGTGCAGAGTATCGCGGCTGCAAGTTGGTTCCAGTATTGCTTCAGCGTGTATCTGCGCAGTGACGCTCCGTCCGTCGTTCAGATGGTGATGTCGGCGAGTGATCAGGATTCGCTCACTTCCATTTCGATTGGGCCGACGTGGGCGCGCGCCGTGAAATCGGGTAGCCTTTCGGTCAGCCAGAACGGTATCGGATTCGGTGTACAGTTGCCCGCGGGCGCCAGAATACAGGCATTCGGCGCACAAGTTGAAGCACAATGGGGAGCCGGCCAATACAAGAAAACGATCGATCGCGGCGGGGTGTACGCGAAGACGCGATTCGACTCCGACGCGCTTATTTTAAGCACAAATGCGCCGAATCAGAATGCCGGCACCGTGATCCTCTACAGTAATTTGATTTGAATCGAAAGAACCAGGCCGGTTGCATAAACCGTTAGGAAAGCCGACACAGAATGCCTTCAATCAACGATCTC